ATGCAAGCCGCATGGCAAGCCGACTTGTTTAAGTTTGCGGTTCACCGGACTGTTGACGTTGCCTATGGCGAACGTAATAAACGCAAGGCTATCATCAGTGGGTTGGCTGACTTCGTAATCATTAACTTTGATGGCGTAAAGATTGTCGAGGACGAGATTATCAATGGTGGCTTTGACCTAATCATTATTGACGAGGCTAACGCATACAAGAACTCTCGCACTGAACGGTTCAAAGTCATGCGTAAGATTGTGTCCCACGATAAATGGCTATGGATGATGACGGGTACACCTGCCGCGCAATCTCCGCTAGATGCGTATGGTTTGGCTAAGCTTTGCATACCTGCTCGAGCGCCGACTCTATATAGTACTTACAGAGACATGGTGATGTACCAGTTGACACGATTTAAATGGATTCCAAAACCGAACGCCGTTGCCGCTGTGCATGAGTTACTTCAACCTGCTATTAGGTTTGAGAAAAAAGATTGTTTAGATCTTCCAGACGTAACCCATACATCGCGCTTTGCCCCTCTGTCAGCACAACAACTTAAATATTATCGGCAGCTTAAAAAAGATATGTTGATTGAGGCCGCAGGCGAAGAAGTCTCAGCGGTCAATGCGGCGGCTAATCTGAACAAGCTACTGCAGATTGCTTGCGGTGCTGTGTACACCGACACCAAGAACGTAATAGAGTTCGATGTCTCGGATCGGCTCAACGCTGTTTCTGAGGTTATCAACGAAGCATCACACAAGGTGCTGATATTTGTGCCGTTTACGCACACGTTAGATATGCTCAAAGAATATTTGACAAAGCAAGGCGTCACTGCCGAGATCATTAACGGCAACGTTAGTGTTACAAAACGCACAGATATATTTAAAAAGTTCCAAGAAGATGTTGAGCCACGTGTGCTATTGATTCAACCGCAAGCCGCCGCCCACGGAGTTACCCTAACTGCGGCTAATGTTGTGATATGGTACGCTCCCGTCACTTCAAGTGAAACGTACTTGCAAGCAAATGCACGTGTACACCGACAAGGTCAAAAGAACCCCGTCACTGTGGTACACATTGAAGGTAGTCCAGTAGAGGCAAGCTTGTACAAGATGCTTCAACAAAAGTTGGACTTACATTCTCAGATCATCGATCTATACAACAATGAAATAAATTCTTGACACAGTCAAGAAAGGGTGTATAATAAGCACTCCCAATTCACAAACCCAAGGACACACATGGAAGACGTACCGATAGAACAGATCGTCACTACGTACATAAAGATACGCGACAAACGTGACAGACTCTATCAAGAGTTTAAAGAAAATACAGCCAAGCTTGATGAAGACATGCAGATCCTCAAGAACAAAATAGTCGAGCTATCAAAGCTGACTGGCGTTACTAGCTTCTCAACACCGACAGGCACTGCCTATCGCACAGTCAAAAACCGTTACTGGACTAATGACTGGGAAAGTTTCTACACATTCATGCGAGAGCACGGAAGTATGGAACTGCTTGAGAAGCGTATTCATCAAACTAACATTAAAGAGTTCATGGATTCCAATCCAGAGGTGCATCCACCCGGACTCAATATTGATAGTGAATATGAAATCACCATTCGTCGTAAGTAATTTTTTAACTAGGAGATAATTATGGGCAATGACATTGCTTTGTTTCAACAAGAAGTTCCCGCGTACTTAAAAAAAGCGGGTCAAGATGAGCTCACCAAAGCACTGGCGGGTAACACGGGCACTAAGCGCATTTCCATTCGTGGCAGTGTATTCCGCATGATGGTCAACGGAGAAGAAATCTCTAAGAACGAGAACCGCGCGATGAACATCGTCATCATTAATGGTGCCGCGAAAGTATCACGCTCATTCTACGAAGGCAAGTACGTACCCGGAGAAACAACTTCGCCTGACTGCTGGAGTAATGACGGCGATAAGCCTGATGCAAGCATTGAGTTTCCACAGCACAAATCATGCGAAGGTTGCCCACAGAACATCAAAGGTTCCGGACAAGGCGACGCACGTGCATGCCGCTTCCAACAACGTTTGGCAGTATTGTTAGCCGACGACATTGACGGCGAGGTGTTTCAGTTAGTGATACCTGCGAAGTCTATCTTCGGTCGTGGCGACTTAGATAAGATGCCGTTCCAACAATATGCTAAGTACGTTGGCGCTCAAGGCAAGAGCATCAACACCTTGGTAACAGAGATGCGCATGGACAGCGATAGCGACACCCCCAAGCTAACGTTTAAGCCAGTGCGTTATTTGTCAGAGCAAGAATGGATTGTTGCCAAAGAGAAGGGCGATAGCCCTGCCGCACGTTCAGCAGTAACGCAGACCCCTGCCGCTACTGATGGAGCAAAACCTAAAGCACAGACTGCACCTGTTGCTAAAGTTGAGGTAGCTGAAGAAGTTGCCGAGCCTACTAAGCGAGTATCCAAGAAAGCCGCCGAGCCCACCGCAAAGAAAGACTTTGTTGATGTGCTGAACACTTGGACAGACGATGAGTAATGATGGACACAAGAGGCTATACATTACGAATCGTCCATGCTAACAAGGTAGCCAATGCTAGAAGCCCCGGTGTAAAGCTGGGTCGCTTCTGCATTGAGAAGGACATTCCTGTACGTGAAGTTGCAGAGTATTTTGGCGTGAGCCGCATGACGATCTATAAATGGTTTGTCGGCGAGTGGATACCCCGAAAGATTCACAACGAGAAAATCACAAACATAGTCCAAGCCAAAGTAGGCATGTAACTCAAAGCGTCTGTGGGGCATGCCGCGCTTCATAGACGCTATTTTTATCGCGGTGCAGAGGCGGCTATGACAAGAGCAGATTTGTTGTCGGCGGTGCTCTCCACAGAAGGATGGTATTGTATTGTCGGTCTTAAAAAGACTGGACTTCCAAGACAAACGTTTGTGCAGGGGTTGAGTGAAGCTGACGTAGAAATAGAAGACTTACTAGCCAAGGGATACGATGCGTATTTTGGTTGTGCTAAGTACGAGACGGATAAGACGAGGACTACGGATAACGTAAAGGCTATACGAGCATTTTGGCTTGATATAGATTGTGGGGCTAACAAACCATACGCTACTCAAGGTGACGGCTTAGCCGCGCTTAAGAAGTTTTGCATGGAGGTTGGATTACCAAGGCCGACGATTGTCGACTCTGGCCGGGGCCTTCATGTGTATTGGGGTCTTACTGCTGATGTATCAAAAGTGCAGTGGAAACCAGTGGCCATGCGCCTCAAAGCGTTGTGCCATGAGAAAGGCTTAGAAGCCGACCCTGCTAGAACGGCAGATGCGGCATCGATACTACGTGTTCCTGATACACTTAATCACAAAGAAAACCCGCCACTTGCGGTTACGTTGAAAAGCGTAGGCACACCTGTCGACTTTGAAGAGTTCAAAGCCAAGCTTGGTGCAATTGATGACGCACCTAGCCATTTACCGACGTACGCTAATGAGATGACACGCGCCCTAATGGGCAACAAGCAGTATCGTTTCAGCATCATCGTTGACAAGAACGTAAACGGCACTGGCTGTATGCAGTTGGCAAGAGCCATAGAAGAACAAGAGAGTTTAGAAGAACCGCGTTGGAGAGCCGCACTTTCAATCCCTGCGTTTTGCGTAGACAAGGATACGGCTATCCACGACATTTCCCGCAAGCATCCTGACTACACTCCTGATAGCACGATAGAGAAAGTTATAAAGATCAGGGGCCCATATACGTGCGAGAAGTTTGAAGGCGTTCATCCTAGCGGTTGTGATGGTTGCGTTCATAAGGGCAAAATCAGTTCACCTATTGTGCTTGGTGCAGAAATAGCAGAAGCAACCGAAGCTGACAACACTGTTCAGTACGTGTCCGAAGCGGCTAAGCCTGTTACCTACAAGATTCCTGAGTACCCCTTTCCATACTTTCGCGGCAAGAACGGCGGCGTGTATCGTAAGTCAGAGGACGAAGACGATGAAGATGCGGTAATGATTTATGAGCATGACCTGTACGTGGTCAAGCGATTAAAAGACCCACAGAGCGGCGAAGTTATTTGGATGCGTCTGCATACACCGAAAGACGGAGTGAAAGAGTTTGCGCTGTCAGCAGTTGACCTACTTACTGCCGATAAGTTACGAGAAAAGTTGGCGTGGTTTGGCGTGATCGCACTAAAGAAACAAATGGATTCCATCATGGGATACATAGTGCGGTCTGTTAAAGAGATGCAATACAAAGAAGGAGCAGAAATTATGCGTTCACAATTTGGGTGGACAGACAAAAATAAATCGTTTGTTGTGGGGGATACAGAGATTAGCGCAGAGGGTGACAAGTACAGTCCACCATCTAGTTACACCGCACAGTTGGCTGATTGGTTTACGCCTGTTGGTTCTTTGGATGAGTGGAAGTCAGTTATTAACGTCTACGATCGTGAAGGCTTTGAGCCGCATGCGTTTGGGTTCTTTACTGCTTTCGGCGCACCGCTGATGAAGCACCTAAACCTAAAGGGTGCAATCATTAACATGATTAACAATGAATCAGGCACGGGCAAGACTACTACTATTAAAGCAATGCACAGTGTCTACGGACAC